CTTGTATGGACTAATGGCACATGAATCAGGGGCAGAAGTTATATCTGTTGCATCATCTGCAGATCAAGCAAATATTGTTTATAGAAATGTTCTGAATCAGATTCTTAACAGCCCCTTCCTAAAACCTAAGTTTAGAAAGACAACAGAAGGCAGGGGTATCTACACAGCAGATGGTAGTGGCAGGTACATAGTCTTAGGAAACAGGGCAACTACAGCCCAAGGTATGCATCCTTCAATGGTTATCTTTGATGAACTTCATGTGGGTAGTTCTGATCTCTGGGTTGCTATGGCATTAGGTTCTGCCACAAGATTAGATGGAATAGTTATTGGAATTACTACAGCAGGGGATGATGATTCAGAACTTCTCAATGCCTTATATGCAAAAGGACAGTTAGCCATAGAAGGAAACTTAGATTTAGAAAGATTTGGCTTCTTTTGTTGGGAAGCAGAAGAAGGATGTGCCTTAGATGATAGGGAACAGATAGAAAAAGCCAATCCCAACTTAGTAGAAGGCATCCTGTCATGGACAAACATTCAGACTGAAATAGCAACTATGCCTGAACCTGATTCAAGGCGATACAGGCTAAATCAGTTTGTTGCAGCACAAAATAATTGGATACCTGCAGGATTATGGCAAGGACTGCCACAAGGACAGGTAGATAAAACTAAACCTGTCTGTATTGCATTAGATAGAACTATTTCTTGGGATCATGCTTCCCTTGTAGTCTCACAGAAGACTGATAGTGGCTATGTCACTGAATTAATAGGTGATATTTCAAGACCTGATAAAACCAAGGTTCTTGAACTTCTTTTGAAATTGGCAGGTTCATATCAAGCCCAATTTGTCATGGATGGATACCTAAACAGTGAAATTGCTATGGAACTAAAACAAAGGGGAATCAAGGTAGTCAGCCTTTCCCTAAAAGACCTGGTACAGGCTTCAAATATGGTATTTGCCAATATTGTCAATGGAAAAATCTCACATTCTCATGATCCTGTAATCACTAATCAATTAGTTAATGCAGTAAGGAAAAATGTGGGAGATTCATGGCGTATTAGTAGAAAAGATAGTTTGAAAGATATAGATGCTGCCATGGCAACAGTTATGTCTATTTGGGGAAGTGATCAAGAATGGAACAAAGCCCCAATGATTCATTAATTTTTTCTAAGGTGAAAAATATTACTGGTATAATAGGAGAAGGAAAACATGGGAATATTTAGAAATTATATTAATCGTAAAGTAGAACCAAGTGAGAAAAGGGCAAGTATTGAATCCTTTATTCCAACAAGGTCAATATCTACTGTAACAATGGACACTGCCCTGTCATTAGGGGCTGTTTATCGCTGTATCAACATTATTGCCACTTCAATATCACAATGCCCTGTACAGGTATTCAGAAATGAAAACACGCCTATTTCTGTTCCTGCATTTATATCCCAACCAACACTGGGATTAAGTCAAAGGCAGTTCTTATTCAAGACTGCTACAAGTCTTGCACTTGATGGAAATGCTTACTGGTACATTACAAGGAAGCCTGATAACACAGTTGTTGATATACAGGTAATGCCTGTAGCCACTGTGATGGTTGAAGTCCTTGCAGATGGCAGTATTAGATATATCTACAATGGAACAACTATTGATCCCATCAATATTCAGCATCTTAAATTATGCGACATAGCAGGAAGACCAACAGGCTTAGGTGCTATTCAGGCTGCAAGAACAGACATTCAAAATGCCCTTGATATTAGAAACTATGCCACTGAATTCTTTTCAGATGGTGCAGTTCCTTCAGGCATCCTTTCTACTGACCAACACTTAAATGGAGATCAGGCAGGGGAATTGCGTGACAGATTTGTTGCAACCCAACAGAAGAACACACCTGCAGTTCTATCCAATGGACTTGAATACCAACAGTTAAGCCTGTCACCCAAGGATTTACAGTGGTTAGAAGGCAGGGCTTTTTCAATACAGGACATAAGCAGAATTTTTGGTGTACCTGCAAGTTTCCTACTTGCTTCAAGTGGGGATTCACAAACATATGCAAACTTAGAAACAGTGAATAGGGCTTTTGTTAATTTTACATTAATGTCTTATTTCGGTGTTATTGAAGATGCATTTTCTACATTACTACCAAGGGGTGTCACTGCAAAATTCAGTTTAGATGCTTTCTTGCGTGGTGACACATTAACAAGATATAACGCATATAGCCAAGCACTAAGTGCAGGATGGCTAACTATAAATGAAGTAAGGGAACTTGAAGGTTTAACAAAAGTTCCTATGGAGATAAACAATGCAACTTGAAACAAGAGAATTTGAAATCCGTATAGCGGATGAAAATAAAATGGAAGTAACTGGTATTGCCGTACCTTACAATGAGATAACACAAATTGGGCGTATGAAAGAAAAATTTAGCCCTAATTCTGTGGTGTCAAGCAAATTACCAAAATTATTCTATAACCATGATGAACCAATCGGCAGGGTTCTTACAATGAATGACCAAGCAGATGGACTTCATGTCACTGCAAAGATCAGCGACACACGATCAGGTCAGGATGCATGGCAATTAGTCAAAGATGGTGTCATTAGAAGTTTTTCAGTTGGGTTTGTACCAATAGAACATTCACTTGATGGTGATGTTGTTGTTAGAAGCAAAATTGACTTAAAAGAAATATCCCTTGTTGCGTTACCCGCATATGAAGGGGCAATAGTAACTGAAATCAGAAATGAAGTAGTTACAGAAGATAAATTAGGAGATACACAAACTATGGAAACAGAAACACAAGAAACTGTGGATTTCAAACCTGCCATTGACGATTTAGATCGCAGAATGTCAGTAATTGAAACCCCAAAAATCATTACCCCTTCAACACAAATCCGATCATATGGAGATTACATTAAGGGTGTTGCACAAGGTGATGCAAATGCACAGGAACTATTCCGTTCCCTAACTTCTGCATCAGATGCAACAGGATTAGTACACACATACTGGATGGAAGAAATTCAGGGCATTGTAGATCGTGGTAGACCTGCAGTAGCAGCATTTTCATCTAAGGTTTTAAGTCCTTCAGGAATGTCAGTGACATTTCCAAGCGTGACACAAAAGCCAACAGTAGATACACAGGCTGCAGAAGGTGACACATTGTCATCTACAGAATTCACCATTGGAACAGGTACAGCAAATGTGCTTACCCTTGGTGGAACAAATCAAGTATCAAGACAAGTTGTAGAAAGATCAGACCCATCATATGTTGATGCGTTATTCCGTCTACAATCTATTGCATACGCTAAGAAGACAGATATTGCTTGTATTGCAGTTCTTACTGCAAATGATAATGACTTTGGTAATGCAGATGCTTCAGCAGGAACTGCTGCAGCCTACTTAGAAGCAGTCACAGATTTAGCAATTCACATTTACAAGAACAGTGCATCAACTGCAAACTTTATTCTTGTATCAGGAAATGTATTTAAGGAACTTGCAGGATTAGTAGATGGTGTAGATCGTCCACTGTTCGCAGGATTAAATCCTGTAAATAACATTGGTTCTGCACAAATTTCAACACTTCAGGGAAATCTATTTGGACTTCCTGTCATTGTTGATGCAAACCTTGCAGATGACAAGATGTATGTTTGTTCATCAGATGCATTAACAAATCATGAATCTGCTGGCGCACCATTCCGTATATCACAAGATACAGTCACTAACCTGACTTCAGATTTTGCAGTTTATGGATACATGGCAACCACCCTTAATAATATTAATGGTATTGGTCGCATTACATTTTAATTAGTTAGGGGTTGGGTTATGACTTGGGAAGACTTAAAATCTTATGTAGGTGCATCTGACAGTGATGACACTTTCGTTCAGTCCTGCTGGGATCAGTCAGGTTACTTAGTCAATAATTTTGCAGATGCAGATGATGTACCTGCAGATTTAATGGATAGGGCATACCTTGAATGTGGTTCAGAACTTTATCACCGCAGGTCTGCACCCAATGGAATCGCACAGTTTTCAAGTTTTGATGGTTCACCTGTCAGAATTGCAAGAGACCCAATGATTCCTGTTTATGCATTACTTAGAAGGTGGGTTAGCCCACTGTGAATGTAATTACACAAGCAAAAGCAGACCTTGCAGGGTACTTAGAAGATGAAGGCATACATGCCCATTACTTCATACCCCAACGCATAACCCCACCCTTAGCAATTATTTCCCCTGATTCAAGTTATGTATCACAAGGCGATACATTTGCAAGTTTTGAATTGGGATTAGAAATTGTATTAGTAGCACAAACTGCTGCTAATCCAAAAGCACAAGAAAGTTTAGATGATGCAATAGTTACTGCTATAGGTGCAATACCTGCACAATGGCGCATCAATAATGTAGAACAGCCATTTGCCCTTACAACAGGTAATGCTGAATACCTTGCTACCAAGATCAATGTAACGACAGATATAACAATTTAGGAGAAAAAATATGCCAAGTACAAGTACAAGAATAAAAGGAAAAAGTTTAACCCTTACCATTGATGGTGATGACTATGCTATGGATGCTTCAAGTATCGTATTAACAAGTGAAGACATGAATGGAGAAGTTAGAACTTTTGCAGATGTAACACCACCTAAGCAGTGGTATTTTGATATAGAAGCGATTCAAAGCACAAATTCAAGCAGTTTTTGGTCATGGCTTTGGGATCAAGATGGGGAAGAAGAAATTGCATATACATTCGCACCACATGGAAATGCAAATGAAACCACACATGAACCACACTTCACAGGAACAGTTACCATAAAAGGAAAGCCCCCTATAGGTGGCACTGCTGATTCAACATTTACCTTTACCTATCGTCTTGATTGCGATCAAGAACCAACAATAGACAGGACTGCTTAATTTAATGCCTAACAGTTATGTTGCAGTGGTGGGCTTAAAGTCCATCATCAGGCAATTAAGGAAATTGGGCATTGATGCCCAAGACTTGAAATCTGCAACAAATGCAGCATCCGCATTGGTCTTACCACCTGCTATTGCTGCTACACCTGTGAGATCAGGGAAGTTGCAACAAACTGTGAAAGCATCAAAAAGCCCCAACAAGGTAGTGATAAGTGCAGGAAACAATGTTTCAGTGCCTTATGCAATTCCAATTCATTTTGGATGGAGAAAACAGAAGATTGTAGGAAACCCTTGGCTGTTACAAGTCAGGGATACCTATGCAGATGCAGTAGCAAATACTTATATTGCAGAACTGCAAAAACTAATACAAAAAGCAGAAAGAAGGAATATAAATGCAGATTGAAGATATTACATTGGCTGAAATGGCTGAAGTAGAAAAGATTGCAGATGCACCTATTGCTTGGTTATCAGATGATAACAAGCCAAAAGCAAAACTATTACAAGCATTAAATTTTGTAATAACAAGGCGTGATAATCCTGACTTTACAATGGATGAAGCAGGAAAGACACCTTTGAAAAAGATTTATGAAATGTTGGGTGAAGAAGAAAAAAAATAGATTGGGCTAACCATTCATCCAAAAGGTTAGCAAGGTTTTGTTTAGCAACAGGAATGTCACCATCTGAAGCAAGGAAACTGACTATCAGGGAATGGAATGCATTTATAGAAATATTAGGAGATCAAGCAAATGTCTAAAGGACTTCAAGCAAAAGTAGCCTTCATAGGTGATGCAGGTGGTTTGCTTAAAACTACCAAGTCCATTGACAAAAACCTGAAAGGGTTAGCAGGAAAGTTTCAGTCATTAGGCAAGATTGCTAAAATAGCCTTGGGTGGTTTTGCCATTACAAAGGTAGTGGGATTTCTTAAACAGTCTATTACGGCTGCAGATGCAGCAAGCAAGGCACAGAAGCGATTAGATGCAGTATTTGCAGCATCAGGGGCTAAGTCATTAGGTCTGTTCAAAGAACTAAATTCACAGGCAAGTGAAATATCCCTAAAATTTGGTATTGATGATGACAATGTTAAATTAGTACAGGCAAGATTAGGTCTATACATAGCAGCATTTGCAGATCAGGGTAAAGAAGGTGCAGATAAGTTCAAATTGGCTACACAGTTAGCCTTTGATATAGATGCTGCTGGATTGGCAGATGCTGAAAGTGCTGCTAAGTTGATAGGAAGAATCCTTCTTGAACCATTAGATGCTGCAGCAAGATTGAAGAAGTTGGGTATCACCCTGACTAATGAACAAATAGCATCCATTAAAGAACTTGTTGCACAGGGAAAGATTGCAGAAGCCCAAGATATTATTCTTCAAGCCATAGCAAGATCAGTAGGTGGGGCAGCAGAAGCAAATGCAACAAACTTAACAAGATTAAACACAGCCATAGGCGAGATCGTAGAAAGCATTGGATTCTTCTTTCTACCCCTTCTTGAACCATTGGCTGCAGCCTTATCTATAGTTGCAGAAAAAGTAGGAAACTTTGATTTCTATTCATCTGAATTAGGCAAGACCTATAAAAATAAAGTAGTTCCCTTCATAAAAAATGCGTGGGAAGAAGTCAAGAATTGGGCAGAAGAAGTGGACTTAGCAAGACCACTAACAGAAGCATTTGATGACACATTAAAGGCATTAGCAACTGATACTAAAACTGCAACAGAAAAGACTGATCTATTGAAGGTTTCAAACGATAGATTGAAAGGTACTTTGAAGAACATTATTGATATTGCAGGGGAATTCTTAAAGTTTATAGGTGTAGATTCTGTAAATGCATTAGATGACTTCCTTGGCAAATCTATTTCAGTTTCAAAGTCAAGTACATTTAAGATATGGTTAGCAGGTTTCACTACTGCCTTGGAAGATATGTCTACTGCAGCATTATTTGCTGTACAACAAATGGCATTACTGGCAAAAGCATTACCTTCTGTCCTTACATTTAACTTTTCAGCCTTAAATAATATTGCTAATGAGATGAAGAAAAATGCAGATGATTTCTGGAATAAGGTTACTTCAAATAAGACCTTAGACCCAAAAACTACTGGTAAGAATCCTGCACAGTCAGGTTCATATTTGAATCCAAATGGTGTTCCATTTGTTCCTGTAGTACCAAAAGTGATTACACCAACACCCAAGATTGTTGTTCCTAAGTT